ACACCAGGAGCAACACCACCAACAGGAACTCCAAAAGGGGGGAAAAGTCTACCACCTAAACCTGATTTATCAGGAGGAAATAGACCGATTCCACCACCACCACCACCACTAACCACACCAGCGCCACCACCACCACCTGCACCAGGAAAGGATACAGAAGATGATGTTGAAGAGATAGATGTTACGGATTTAGTGAATAACACAGAAGAGGTGGGTAATACAGTTGATAAATTTGCAAAACAATTAAGTGACATAGAATCTAAATTTACAGAACTTACAGGACAATTAGATAAAATGGACATGGTATTCCAAAAGATAGATAGTTTAGAAGGGGATATAGAAAGAATGATACCACCTACACCAGTAGAAAGATTAGAATTAAGATCATTAGATAGTTTTACATATAATCAAAGATTAGATGATTATTTTGAAAATAAAAAAGGGGAATATAAAAGATTACGTGGGGTTGATTTAGAGGTTGAACCACAGGAAGAAAAAGAATACACACTAACTGTGGGAGACACAGAAGATTGGGACGATAACTCGATAGGAAAATCGTTTAACCCTAACTATGACGAAAACCAATAAATAAAAAATAAATAAAAAATTATGGCAAAGAAAATAATAAGACTAAAAGAATCAGATATCACTAAAATTGTTAATAAGATAATAAAAGAAAGATATAGTACTAAGGGAATGCACACCCAATTTCCTGATAACCCATTTGATGACGATGGATGGGGCACGGGGACAGACCCTTTTACATGGAACACTGGAGGAGGAGGTGGTGGTGACACATATGGAGGTAACAAAGGAGATATGTCTAAAACACGTCCAGGTAAACGTGACTATGAAGGAAAAGGTGTAGAAATTACTTATGATACTATGGCGGAGGCTTTAGGTAATTGTAAAACTATGGATGAGTGTTTAAGAGGGTATGAAGCATTATATCGTAGAGGACAAAAAGGAAAGATAAAGGGTATGCCAACACCACAAGAAATGAGTATGAAGGTTGCAGAAATCGAAGAAACAACTCCAGATCCATCTCCATCTATGTTCATATGGCTCATAATCGGAACTGCCGTTGCTTTAGGTATCCGTTGGATAAATGGTACTAATCCATGGACATGGAATTCAGATGTAACATTAAAAGAAAATATAAATCTAGTAGGACAGTCAAAATCAGGTATTAATATTTATGAATTTGATTATATTAATAAGAAATATGGTAACGGAAGATATCGTGGAGTTATGGCACAAGAAGTACCATCAGCATCTTTTGTTGGACCAGAAGGTACCCTAATGGTGGACTATTCAAAATTAGATGTACAATTTGAAGAATTAAATTAATTATGGCACGAATAATAAAATTAAGAGAATCAGATATCACTAATATTGTTAAGAAAATATTAATGGAAGAAAAAGGTAAGCGTAAAGATAATAACTGTAAGGAAATTAAAGTAAAGGAGGTTAAAGATGTAAAACGTTTATTAGGTAACCCTAAGACTATGGACACTTTGGTTAGTAACTATAGAAAACTATACAATGGGCAATCTAACACAAAAGGTATGCCAACACCAAAAGAAGTTACGGAGAGAAGCAAACAAATAACTGGGGAAGGACCTAAAGAACCAGTTATCGCAATGTTCTGGTGGATATTTGCAGTTGTGATTGGTGTCGGGATACTACTATGTATCGATTGGTAACCCAAGATATTTGACACACACCATAAAAAAGTATAACATTAACCCAACCCTAATAAAGTTGGGTTTTTATGTATGCAGCGTGTTTACTTTACGGTATTTGTTTTGTATATTTAAGTTATAAAAATATTAATTAACCAGTTAAAAAAAGAAAAAAAATGAGCAATATATTAGATTCAATCCTCAAACAGTACGAGTCCAACAAGTCTGGAATGGGGACCGAAAAAAAGAAAACAGACCTTACAAAGTATTTCGCACCCTTTTTACCAAAAGGAGAAACAAGCGGAGAAAGAACAGTTAGAATTTTACCTCCTAAAGATGGAGAATCACCATTCCAAGAAGCTTGGTTTCATGAGGTACAAATTGATGGTAAATGGCAAAAACTTTATGACCCAGGTAAGAACGATAGTGAAAGAAGTCCTATTACTGAAGTTAATGAGGCTTTATTAATGACAGGGGACCCAGAAGATAAAGTATTGGCAAGACAATACAAACCAAGAAAATTTTACGTTGTTAGAGTTATCGATAGAGATAAGGAAGAAGAAGGGGTTAAATTCTGGAGATTTAAGCATAATTACAAAGGAGATGGAATAATGGATAAATTAATCCCTCTATTTCAGAAGAAAGGAGACATAACCAACCCAAGAGAAGGAAGAGACATTAACTTAATCTTAAAAGCGGTTAAATTACCAAGTGGTCACGGAATGTATACTACAGTTTCAACAATAATGGCTGAGGATCCAGCTATGTTAACAACAGACACTGAAAAAGCTAAACTTTGGATGGCTAATACAGAAACATTTAGAGATGTTTATGTTAAAAAGGATGAACAATTTCTTGAAAAAGTAGCTAAAGGAGAAAATCCTTACGAAAGAAAAGAAGAGGTTACTCCAAAACCAACATCTAATGTTAGTAATACAACAATATCAGAATTAGATAAAGGTACAGAGATTAACATGGATGATATGCCGTTTTAATAAATATAAAAATGGCGAAATCAATAAAGAAAAAGGCGTTTTCATTAGAAGACTTACAAGGTAAGTACAGTACTAAAGCAAAATATAAAGAAGATAGTTTCTTTGATGTAGGTGAAGCATTTTACAAAGCTTGTGGTATACCAGGACCAGCAGAAGGACATATAAATGTATTTTTAGGTCATTCTGACACTGGAAAAACCACGGCTTTAGTAAAGGCCGCTGTAGATGTACAGAAAAAGGGTAAATTACCTGTTTTCTTAATCACCGAACAAAAGTGGGATTTTGAACACGCAAGACTAATGGGTTTTGATTGTGAGTTGAATGAAGAAGGGGAATGGAGTGGTACTTTCTTATTTAATGATGGTTTCTCTTACATAGAACAAATTACTGATTATATAAATGAGTTAATAGATGAACAACAAAAAGGTAATATTCCTTATGATTTAGTTTTCTTCTGGGACTCCGTTGGTTCAGTACCTTGTAAAATGACTTTTGAAGGAAAAGGTGGTAAAATGCACAATGCAAGTACCTTAGCAGATAAGATAGGTATGGGAATCAATCAAAGAATCACAGGGTCTAGAAAAGAAAGTTCTAAATTTACTAATACTCTTATAATTGTTAACCAACCATGGGTTGAGTTACCAGATAACCCGTTTAGTCAACCAAGGATTAAAATGAAAGGAGGTGAAGCAATCTTTCTTAATTCTACTTTAGTGTTCTTATTCGGAAATCAAAAAAACAGCGGAACCTCAAAGATTAGTGCAACTAAAAATGGTAGAAAAGTTTCCTTCGCAACACGTACAAAGATATCAATTCTTAAGAATCACGTAAACGGTATCGGTTTCTCCGATGGTAGAGTAATAGTAACACCACATAGTTTCATTAATGATGACGCTAATGACATAAAGAAGTACAAAGAAGAACACTCAAGTTATTGGGTTGAACAATTTGAAAAATCAGGTGAAAAAATCGACGATGGTAATTTCGACCTAACAGAATCTAATGTTTAACCTTTTAATTACCATGAGTTGAGACCAAGAAACAATCAAAAACAAATAGAGACTTTAGTGGTCGACGGAGACGCTCTTCTAAAAAGAACGTTCTTTGGCGCTAAGAATGTTTTTAATGAAAAAAAAGAACACATAGGAGGGTTATTCCAATTTATTAATATTCTTAGAAAATCTTTATCTGAGAAATACTATGATAAAGTTGTTGTTTTTTGGGATGGTGTTGACGGTAATTCGGCTCGGCGTAAGATATATCCAAATTATAAATCCAATAGAAAGAAGAGTAGTAACTATGACTCAGACTCCTTCTTACGACAAAAATTAAGGACACAACAATATTTAGAAGAATTATATATTAGACAATATGTTCATAATAATACCGAAGCTGATGATTTAATTGCTTATTATTGTATTAATAAAAAAGATAATGAATTAATTACGATATATACCGCTGATAGAGATATTGTACAGTTAGTAAATGAAGGTGTCCATGTATTCCTACTTGATAAAAAAGAATTAGTAAAGGAAGATACCGTTTTAACAACCAGGGAACTAGATTATTTACCTAAGAATGTTTGTTTAGTTAAAATGTTAATAGGAGATGCTTCTGACAACATTCTGGGTATTAAAGGTTTATCACCTAAAAGATTGGGGGAGTTAGTACCAGAACTTAAAACAAGAAAAGTAGAATTAGATGAGATTAAAAAAATAGAATACGAAGGGGATAATTGGAGAATTACCAAAGTATTAAACAATATAAAAACAGGAACAAGTAACGGAGGGGTATTTGGCGACGAACTCTACCAAATAAATAAAAAAATAATTAACTTAAAGGAGCCTTTTATTGATGAAGGGGCTAGGAAAAATGTAGAAGATTTAGTAAACTTGAACTTAGATCCTACAGGACGAGATTACAAAAATGTAATAAAAATGATGATAGAAGATGGATTAGTTAATATCATACCAGCTTCATACGAAGACCAGTCAGAATTTTTAATACCATTTATAACACTTAAAAATAACGAAACAAAAAATGGAAAAAACAAGAAGTAAGTACACAGACAAATTTGAGTTCATATTGAGAATTAATGGTAACATAGTTTGCCAAAGATACTTCAACATAAGAGGGTATAACGATAATAGTAAAAACTCAATGGAATTAAGATGGGAATTAGGTGAGGTTGTAGAAACAATACAAACTTATTTGAAGAAGAAAAGTGAAGATTTTCTTTGGACAAATCACAATCCCTTCTCCAACAAAAACTCCGTAGTTAAAGACACAAAAAGAGAGGAAGAAGACTACTTTACCTTTGAAATCAGAGTAGATGGGAAGGTAATTATTATCGAGAGATTTACCGGAATGGTTTTCCCTCCTAAAATTAGATACTCAGTAAACATAAAAGGCTTGATACCGTCTATAATTTCAAAGATTCAGAGGTGTTTGAGTAAGAGAAAATATGTTAATGTTAATAGATACTATGAACATCAAACCACGTAGAATAAAAATAAATAATATATTTATTAATAAATAATTTAATAAAATGACAGACAGAAATTTCGGATACCTCGGGGATAAATTTCAATTGAAATTACTCTCACTTTTAATTGTAGATACTAAGTTCGCGGATAATATAGTAGAATCCATAGAACCGACCTATTTTGATGACCAATACTGTAGGTTATTAATGCAATTGATTAAAGAATATTATGGTAAATATGAAACAGTACCTACACATGACTCCCTTGACCAACTCATTAGAATTGAAGTATCAAACGAAACTGCGAAAGAATACCTAAAAGACACGTTAAAAAAACTAAAAGACCAAGATTTTGCAGACGCTGACTTTACTCAACAAACGGCACTAAAATTCTGT